AATAAAGTTTTCCAGTCTGGTGTTCCAGGCGTCTGCGGCACGTTCAAATTCACGTCCTTCTAGGACAAACTCCTGATAAAAGCCGTCCACTGAACACATCATAATCACGCCCTTCTTAATTTCAGTGCCGTGTAATTCGTTGTGTGCTGTAGCGTAAGCGGCAAGCTGTTGGAAGTAATCCCAAACATAGCTCCTTCGTCTTTTAGGTGTGTTAGTTTGTTTAAAATCCATGATAGCTTCCTCGCCTAAGTGTTTTCCAATCACATCAGCGGTGCCGGCATACTTCCCTGGGTAATATAAAGGCACTTCACAACCATAAATTTGGTCGATGGATGGAAACCCTTGGTCCATGATGGTGCAAGCCATTTTATAGGCTCTCTTTTTTTCGGGGGTGTCTGGGTAATAGTCCCAAATACTGCCTTCTTTTAACTGTCTTTCAAGAATCTCGTGCATTTCGGTACCTCTGGCCGCAGCCTCGTTCCGTATGCGCTCTGCTTCCTCCTCTCCTACCCGGTCAATCCACTGTTGTAAACTGTCGTTTTCCGGTTTGGTCTTAGAAAGAATGGTGGTGACAGAGGGCAGCTTTTCCTCTCCGTTTAAATAAACACGACCTTTGTCCGTGGTTTCACGAGAAAGGTCAGCGTATTCATAGGGAGAGGAGAAAAGAATGTCTTGTTTCACTGAGCAACGCCTTTATCAATATCCTCGGCCAAACGTTTAATGGCGTAGGCAAAAACATAGCTCTTAGGTCTCTCCGTTTTCTTTGAAATCTTCTCTGCTATTTTTACAATATCTGTGCGTATAGCTACGCTTTTCCATTTAGTCGTGTCCATGGGACCTCCTTATATTAAATCGTGTTAAATTATACAAAAGTATAAGATGAATAGCAACTATGGATTAGGACATAGAGTCCCCCCAATTTTTTCCCAATTCTGCGTCCACCTTGTTCGGGACCTCCAGTTCAACAGCGGCTTCCATGATCTTTACTATGCCTTCGACTTCCCTTTTATCAGAAACAGAGAAGACAAGTTCATCATGTACCTGTAATAAAGGCTTGTAGGACGCATTATAGCAGTCCAGCATCGCTTTCTTTGTCATATCAGCGGCTGACCCCTGGATCAGCTTGTTCAATGCCTTATAAACGAAAGCGCGTTTTATGTCTCCGTTGTATTCGTGCATCGCTTCTTTGTATTTCATCGGTCTACCTGTCCCGTACTGGCGCGGTTCCCACATATCGAAATGGCAACGTCGTCCGAGTAGGGTTTTAATATACCCTCGCGTGGTTGCACTACGCATAACCGTGTCAGCCATTTGTCTAACAAAAGGCGCATAGGTATTGAATCTCATTAAAATATCACTGGCCTCTTCAACATCCACACCCAACTGATCGGCTAACTTGCCTTTGCCCATACCGTACATAATTCCTAGTCCTATGGTCTTGGCTGTCTTACGATCAATGCCGGCGAGTTGAGCGACCTCTTGATGGAAGTCAGCTTCTCCGGCTATAAAGGCTTCGGCAATAGAATCAACCCCTTCATACCGTGAACGATAAGCAAAGTGGGTTAGTATTCTAGGCTCTTGTTGTGAAAAATCTGCCGAACACCACTTTTGTCCCTCTTCTGGGAGAAACAAAGAACGGATAAGCGGACCCAGTTCCTTATCTCTTGCCGGGACCTGTTGTAAATTGGGGTTGCTCATGGACAGCCTTCCCGTCACCGTGCCTCCGGCCTCTCCTTTAAGTTGTCTAATATCAGCATGAATCCTGCCGTTGTGCTCGTGTTTAATAATCGTATCAATAAAGGTTTTGTGGGCTTTATTCAGTTCTCTTACGCGCATAATCATCTGCGCCACGGGATGTTCCTGATTAGCTAAAAACGCTTTGGTGAAACTAGGGTTGCCTTTAGCTGTATGGCTATAAGAGATTTTGCAAGCATCAAAGACCTTAGCCACAGAGTTGGCTGCCCAGACTCTGACGTCTTTAATCCCTGATTCTTTTTCCACTTCTTTTAAAGTTTTCTCTTCCTGTTTAACCAACTGCTTCTTTAATTGGTCGGCTCGCTCCAGATCAACGCGTACCCCTGTTGTTTTCATATTAAACAGCACCGGAAATAAATCTGTTTCCAGGTTAAAAATGTTCCATAGGTTCTGGTCTTCAAGGTGTATTTTAAAATGGTTCCAAAGCTTTAAAGTAAGCGCCGCGTCTTGTGTAGCATAGGTGCCAACATACGCTGAAGGCAATCGCCACATCTCTGCTTTAGGATCAACCCCCCACTCCTCGGCAGCTTGTCTGAGCTCTGCTTCGGACTTGCCCTCTTGTAGATACTCTATGCCAAGGGAATTAAGCGTGTACCAATACATGTTCTCATTGATTAAAGGTGCCACAACCATAGTGTCTACAACGCGACCTTTAACCTCAACCCCTGCTTGTCTTAACCAGCCGACATCATACATAGCATTATGAAATACTTTGTCGTTGTCTCCGGACACAATGTCTTTAACAAACTGTAAGACTCTTTTCTTGGGAAAGTTAAAGCCGGCTTCATGGGCAAAAGGAAAATAGTCGGCATAGCCGTCACAGGCAACTGAAACCCCGACGATCTCTCCGTCACCTCTAATATAACCGGGACCTTTGCTCTTTAAATTAGGGTCTCGAGTCTCAAGATCGACGGCAATTTCGTCGGCATCGCGTAGTTTTTGGGTAGGGAAAATATCCGGTGGTGTCCATTCTGTTGGCGGTTGAAATGTTTTATAGGCCATATTTTAAGCTCTCGTTTTGTGCGTTAATAAGGAAAAGATTTTCTTTTGTTCGAGTCACGGCGACATAGAATTGTCGATGGAGACTGTCGGCGTTGAGCATCGCGTTTAGCTTTTGTGCCGGAGACAGGTCCAGCAGCACCGCTACGTTGTCCGCTTCCCCGCCCTTGGCTTTGTGTATCGTTGACAAAGCTATCCGCGGCTCCACCTTTAAATCTTCGTTGTTGTTTAGAGCTTTCTTAATGAAGGCTCTTTTTTCTTCTTTAATCTTTTTTGTAAACACCTCTTCCCAAGGAAGACCTAGACAGTCTTCCTTTAGTCCAAAGAGGCTTACTATTTGTTTCTTTGTTAAGTTGTTTTCTTTGTTCTCTTCTTTCCCGGGGGCGGAAAGAAACCCTCTTTTCACTTCGTTCTTCGTTAAGTATCTATAGACTGTTTCTAGTTCTCCTACGGTTATATTAGTTCGTTTCTTGTTTAGTTTTTTCCACCCTTCTATCGCTTGGACCATTGAAAAAGGAATATAGCGAAAGCTGTTGTGAGAGAAAGGGGCACCTTGGTTGATTAGTTTTTTGCGTATGTTGTAGCCCTCTTTATCTCCGTTAAGCATGTAGTCACAAGAGGCCAGGATTAACCACTCGCCTTTTTCCATAGGCAACGCGTCCACGGAGGGCAGGTGTTCCAGTCTTCCTTCCTCGTCTCTGGGTAAATAGTTTTTGCTTTGGCGGTTTTGAATGCGGTTGGCAATTTTCTCAGCCACAGTGTGTACTTTTTTAGGGACCCTGAAGGACTGATCGAGGACCACGGTCCTGCCTTGCATAGCGATAAACCGATCCGGACGTGCACCGTTCCATTCGTAAATGGCTTGGTCATCATCGCCGGCGATGTAAGTAACGGGGACCACGGACATGAGTTTTTCTATCAAGCGCCAGTTTAATTCTGCTAAATCCTGGGCTTCGTCAACAATTAAAACCTCCAGTGGGGGTACTTTGCCTTTATTAATAAACTCATTAATCATATCGGCAAAAGAAAAAATGCCTTGCTCTTCTCTGTACTGGGCCCATGTTTTATCAATGACTTCGAGTAAGGGAGCCACGACTTTCTGACGATCCCTTAAAGGGGTCTTTAAACGTTCCTCGTTGACAGAACGACAATTGGCTTTAGCGCTTTCTATGATTTGAAAATAGGGGTCTTCCAGCATCGCTTCCAATGATTTGCGGGTGTTGGCTTGGTAGTTTTGAGTTAAAGGAAAACTATAAACCTCTAAAAATTCTTTAATGTCTATCCCTTCCATGACACGGGTGATGCCCATGGCTCTTTTACAAAAGGCATGGCTGGTACAAAAATAAACCAGGTCTTCCTTAGCAAAACCAAAACGGGTTCGTGCACGATGCTTTCCTTCCTCTGCTGCTTTTACGGAAAAAGAGATAAAGGCTATGCGGTCTGGGTCAGTGCCTTGGTCAAGGTGTTCTTCTATTTTCTTTAGCAGTGTTGTGGTTTTGCCGGTACCCGGAGGCCCAAAAAACTTATCAACACTACTCATCTTCCCAATCCTTTTTCGGTTTGTTCAGTTTAAAATCGTCAGCGCTCACGCTCAGGGCGGTGTTGTCTTCGGTTTTTAGCACCCAGACAGAGGTGTTTCCTGTCCCTTTGTCAATATACTTTACCGCTGTCATGGCCCCTAGTGTTTTTAGTTCGGTATAAATTTCAGCTTCCTTAATGCCTTTCATGCCTTTGAAATCTCTAACATATTTTACTAGGTCTCGACCCCGAAACCACCACTCATGTGCGGCCTCTTCTTCGCTTCGATACACCGCCCCGGCCAAGATCGCCACTCGTGCAGAGGACTCGGTGTTCTTACAAAACTCGGCTATAGCGTCTTGCAATAGCCCTGATTTTGTCATGTCCGGCGGCACCTCTATTTCCTGGACGTTTTGAAGCAGCTTATTGAGCTTGGCTACCCAGTCCCTTTTTTTAATATCGGGAGGACACTGGTTCAACACATCCATGCAACGCTGTTGGTACAGGTTAAAGCTGTGCAGTTCCCGTGTCTCGAGAATCAGGGTCTTGCCTTCTATGTTAAGGTGCCATAAGGGAGGGTCCGTCAGGTACTTTCTAAGGCCTGATATTTCCACCTCTTTTTCAGATGGTTCTATACCGTACCTTCGGGTCACGCATATTCCGCTTTGGCAATGGTTCACCAATGGCGGTGTGGTACACTTGTAACGATAGTCAGATTTCTCAAGACTATTCATTAAGGCATTCAACTCAGTGTGCGACAGGGGCTTGTGACACGCTGTTTTGTTTACCTCCTGAAGTTTGTCGCGCCACTCATCACTTTCCGGGTGTATTTTTCTAAACAATACCCCGTAAGAGAAAAGAGCGTCGTTGCGGGTGCCTTCAGGTATCCCGTTTAGCTTCATGTGTACCAAACACGGCGGCGCCTGATCCCAAAAGGAATCGGCCGGACCCTCCCCGTTTGTCTTTCTGCTTTTCTTTGTTGGTTTAAGTTGGTCAAGTTGTTCCTCTGTAATAGCGGTTTTCTTAACGGCTCTAATAAATTGTTCCGGGTTGAGCATGTCTCCCTTCTTGTTCAGTCCATAGCGAGTGGTGTCCTCTCCCCCGAAATAGGGCATGTTTAACCAGTTCCCTGTTTGTTTGTGCTTCTCTGTCTGCTTACTCCACTGGTGTTGCTTGGGAAAAATCTCGTCTCCGGTTCGACCCATAGCAGCGGCGATCTCTTCGAGTTTACTTTTAAATTTGAACGCAGGCACCGGCTCTTTTGTAAAGAGAAACAAGTGCACCCCGCCCGATTTGGTCAGACAGGGGACCAAGGGCAAGTTCATGTCTTTGATTAATTTTTGTAGGTGTTTTATGTCAACCGGGTACTCATCAACGTCAATGCACCCCCATCGACAGGTTTCGTTATCGGTGATCGGGATGACCCCGATAGAGGTTGTGCCTTCCAAGTGGGACTGCCAGTGGACCAGGGACAAAGGTTCTTGTAAAGTGCGACCTCTACCGTCTTTCTTTGTGCCTTTTGCTGTTTGTTTTGTTCCCTGTATTTGATAGATGCCATAAGCACGGTCAAGTCCCGCGAAAATCGACATAAATTCTACTGCTATTTCCTTCATGGTGCCCCTTAGATAAGGGACCCCATACTCTCCTTGCGTTTAAAAGTATAGAGCCCCTAAATCAGCAATCCTTATTCCCAATCCTTGTCGGACTGGTCTTCGATCGCGGCTTTATCGGCAGGTTTACTCAAGGCTGACATGCCTCCTTCCTGACAGAAGTTTGCGAAGTCTTGTCCTTCGTTAAACTGCTCTGGGTCAGTAAGTAAGGAGTCCATGGCCACATTAAACCCAAACCAGGTGCCTTTACTATTAGACTCCTCTTTGATGTTTATGCGGTAAAGTTGAGCAAAAGAAGGCGGATTAAACGTGCCTTTTTTGCCTTTCGCTACTTGAGTCACTACCATGTTGTTCCATGCTCTTGAGTGTTTTAGCTGTGAACCAGACATGTTAATAACCGCACGATATAAGACATCGTTGAGGTGTAAAAACCCGTAATGGTTTCCAGTGTTCACCAGTTGAGTTTTGGAGCCGTCTGATTTTGTCAAGATGTCACGGTACCTATTGTCCCGTTCTGCTTTAAAAATCATGTCGGTGTCAGAGGGGTGCACAGTAACTAAACCGCCACCGTCTTCTCTGAGTCTCCACTCAACGTAGTTTCTATCGTACCAGCAAGGCTGGAATAAAAATCCTTTTTGCCCGTCGATAACAGAGTTACTCCCGGTAAACAAAAAATCCCCGGCACCTGCATCGGCACGATACTCGGGTTTTGTTTTGTTTAGAACAGGGGATAACGCCTGTATGATTTGTATGCGCGGAGAATTTAAATCCTCCGTGCCTATTTCTCCGAATCCTTGACCAGCATGTTTTTCAAACAATGCTGTAAGGTCGGTCCCTTTGGTAGAGCTACTACCATTCGCTTTTTTATTGGTCATTTTTCTTTGTCCTTATATTATTAGCCTTTTATTATTTTTGTGCGTTGTCCCGTGTACACAGAAAATAGTTTCTGTATACCGCTGTCGAACGCGGTTTCCCCACTCTCAATAAGCTCTTTTACATTAGCTTTGAGGGTAGATGGGTGGACGGCCTCCTTTTGCATAGGCTCTAGCCCCTGTTTTTCCAGGGTATCCATTGTTTCTATTGCTTCGTCATCTTCGCCTGCCGCAAAGTTGACACTGACGGTGTTTTTTATAAGGTCGCCAAGGCCATTTTCTCGTAGCCACTGGTGCGCCTCTCCCTTATTTTTCTCGGTGATCCGTGCAGAGTAGAAAGGATCAACAGAGATTCGTGAACCATCGTCCATACGCAGATCACTGATTCCCAATTCTCTCATTTGCTCAGGGATGGTTTCTTCACTGTATTGCCGATACTGTTCTCGTAATCGTTTAAGGCTTTCCTCAGCGTTGCCAATGAGGCCGCCGATCTCGAGCATATCATTCATGTCTTTGGACAGGGAACCAAGGTCCTGGTCCTTAATTTTTGTGATCTTCTTTTCAACGGACTGTTCAAACAGATCAAGGATGTTGTCTTCTTTTTTAGTCATTTTCTTTTTCCTTATTAAAACCAAGACCGGCTAGTATTTTCTCAATTTTTGAATACCGGCCCATTAATACTTGAACCTTGTTCTCTAATTGCTCTATGTAAATGTTTTTCTCCGCTATCACCCTACTGTGTGTTTCATGGTCTCGTGTTGCATTTCTAATTGCGTCATGTAAATGTTTTATGTACTCGTCCTTACTTTCATTTATTTTGTCGTCCAAATCTTTGTCGTCCAAATCGTAGTAGTCGTTACTCATTGAAAACTCTCCTGAACACGCTCCTCGGCAATCTTTGTGATGATGTCGTCTCGGTCATCGTCTGCGTGAAGGTTGTGTTCTTTTGAAATCTGGTCTATCTTCTCGTCCAATAAACCCTTCTCGTCTTCGTCGTCTATGTCTTGATAGATCAATTCCATGGCGTAATCGTAGTAGTCGTTACTCATAGTCTTCCTCCAACTCTTCGGGGGCAAGCCTTATGGCTGCGTTCTCTTGTCGAGCACGCATTATGGCTTCGTCGGTGACGTCTTCGATAGCGAGTTCGTTAAGCGTGCTTAAGATTAAAGCCGCTGATAATTGTTTTCTTTCTGCTTCTGTCAACTCTAGGACTAGAGTCAGTAGTGCCTTCATTCGTTCGTTCATTCTTCTTCCTTATATAAACTTTATGCAATCGCCTTTATCATTTTCAGGTTGCAAGACAAGTATATACCAGATATACTTTTATTGTCAAACACAATAAACAATAAAAAGAATTGTTATATAATATAAGGGATCATATAAGAATGAGGAACTACGAATATCAAACAGAGCCGTATAAGCACCAAGAGAAAACCTTAGCTCGGTCCGCCTTTCGCAAAGAATTTGCTCTATTTTTAGAGATGGGCCTGGGTAAATCAAAGGTTCTTCTTGATAATGCCGCGGTGCTTTTTGAGGCCGACAAAATAAATGCGTTATTAATTATAACACCAAAGGGAAACCTTAGAAATTGGGATAAGTTAGAAATACCAAAGCATTTTCCGGAACGCATCGAGAAGAAAGTGTTGGTGTGGCAACCGAACCATACAAACAAGTGGAAACAGGAGTATTGCTCCCTGGTTTTAGAAGAACATCCCGAAAGATTGGAGATTATGACCATGAATGTTGAAGCCTTTTCCACGGAAAAAGGACTTAAGTTTGCGCGAGCCTTTGTTCTGGCTCACGAAACCATGATTGCAGTGGACGAGAGCACCCTGATTAAGAACCCACAGGCCAAGCGAACAAAAAATTTATTAAATTTATCAAGAGAGGCGCCTTATAAACGGATTCTGACCGGTTTTCCGGTGACTAAAACCCCTCTTGATCTGTATTCACAGTGCGCCTTTTTAAACCCCTTACTGCTAGGTTTTAAAAGCTACTATTCATTCAAGGCCCGATTTGCGATCACTAAAATGCGGCGCATGGGACACAATAGTTTTCAAGAAATTGTGGGGTATCATCGGATGGATGAACTGCAGGGCATGCTCAAAGAGTTTTCCGCACGCTACACCAAAGACAAGTGTCTTGATCTACCGGAAAAAGTTTATATGCGCCGAAACGTGGAGCTAACCGATGAACAGAAAAAGGTTTATGAACAAATGCGGAAAGAAGCACTGATGATTCTAGCGGATGAGCTCTATACCACGCAAACGGTGCTGACCCAGTTAATGCGATTGCAACAAATTGTTGCGGGCAGTCTGCGTTCTCCTTCGGGGGAGGTGCAGATCCTCAAGAACAATCGGGTAACGGAAACGCTTAATGTCTTGGGAGAGATTTCAGGGAAAGCGGTAATTTTCGCGGTGTTTCAAACCGATATAGAGCAGTTGACCAAGAAAATAGCCGAGACCTACGGGAACGATAGCGTGGCTTCCTATTATGGAAAGACCTCACAAAAGGACCGAGAAGCAATCCTTGAGAACTTCCAGGACCTAGAGCATCCACTAAGATTCTTTGTCTCCAATCCGCACACCGGGGGCCGGGGACTAACGTTGACGGCGGCTTCTCACATGATTTTTTACTCCAATAGCTATGATCTTGAGCTAAGAATACAGGCCGAGGATCGGATTCACCGGATCGGACAGGATAAAAGTTGCACTTATGTCGATCTAGTGTGTGAAAATACAGTGGACGAGAAGATTTTAGCTTCTCTAAAAAAGAAGGTTCAAATATCTAATGAAGTTTTAGGGGAGGTAAGACAATGGTTCAAGTAACGAAACAAAGAACACCGAAATTAAAGGACAAAAAAGACACGCAAATTAATATCCGGCTGACAACCATTGAAAAACGGAACCTGGACATTATGAGCAAACACCAATGGCGCAGTTCCAGTGATTTCGTTAGACGCCTAATAAGTCGGGAGTGGAAACGAGTCCGACAAAAGGAAGGACCGGCCTCAGTGGATGCCATGATTGACAGCTTTGAGTCGGGAGAGGTGAACGGAAAAGACGTTGGCAACATTTTTTAGTTGCTTTTTCCGCCCTTTTTATGCTATCTTATGGGACATGATAGGAAAACATAAACAAATAATAAGATTATCTTTGAGCGCAGAGGTTTTTGACAAAGCCAGGACTGCGGCTCTTGCAAGAGGCATTTCTATTGAAGCACTGTTTTTGGGGTATCTTGAAAAAGACTATTCCTTAAACAGCGAAGCGATGGAATTGCACCTTGACGCTAAGAATGAAGCGCGGTATTCATAACGGGCGCCCCCTGCTCGAAGTTTAGTTGTGTCCGTGCTTTTTACTAATACACAACTAAATAAAGGGGAGCACACCTGTTGAACCGGATTCGTCCCAGTTCGTCAGTCTGTAAGTAAGGTGTTGCTTTATCCTAATTGATGCTTACAGATAATGGGACACTCTATATATGCTAAACATAATTAAAAGACATGAACAAAGACGAAATCTTATCAGAGATTAAAGAAACGCTTTATCCGAACCTTATGAAAGAGCAGATACTTTTGCTTTCACCAAAGCTACTTAATGAATTGTTTCGTGATGAATATAAATGGCCTCCTTCCACGGAAAACGCTAAAAACAATAGGTTCTTGAACAAAAGGGCTTTTAATACTTTAGATTCTTTAAATGTGAAAACTATGGGGGAGCTACTAGAAATACCTATATTTAAGTGTCTAAGAGTCCATGGGTGCGGTAGAAACACCGCTTCAAGAATAAATGATTTTAAACATGCTATAGAGCACACATGGAACTATGTGTCCTGCTCTAAGATAGAAAGGCTGTTGCCTATGTGGGACAAAATGATCCTTACAATGAATAACGAGATAGAGAGATTAAATTCCACCCGAGAGGATCAAAGACGATATGCTAAACATAATCAAGAAAATACTGGACCTTCCGTTTAATCTGCTTGACTGGATCCGGCAAACGCTGATAAGGATTAAACGCCTACCGGTGCAAAGAATTAAACGGAACAGGCGGCTTTAAATAATGGGGTTGCCTAAGTACCAACTTGATTTGTTTCGTAAAGAAATCAAAGTACCCAGTGAACATGACGGGTATTGGCATGAGCACCGACAACGGATAGAGAAGGAGAGGACTTTGGCTAAGATGAACGGGAAGAAGGAAAAGAAAGAAGCAACAGTCGACCTGGTGAACCATCCACCGCACTATAATAAAGGCGGGATGGAAGTGATCGAGGTGATTGAATTGGTGACCGGTGGGGGAACTGGTGGGAAACGGACCGGGGACCAGGGCTTCGTTGGCTACCTGCTCGGGAATATTTTGAAATATCTTTTAAGGTTCGAGCACAAAGGAAAACCAATCGAGGATTTAAAAAAGGCCCGGTGGTACTTTGATAAATTGATCTCGGTGGTCTCAGACAAAGAAAACCAATAAAACCTCATTTCTACAAAAGTAGGACTGAGGTAGGACTGAGGCTTTAAACAAACCCTATACACAGTGTTTTTAACTAAACCTCATTTCTAAGTTCTATTTTCATAGTTTTATCCTTTGACTATCAAGAAAAAGAGTTGAAAACACGACTGAGGGACTGAGGTTAGCTGGAAAACTAGCACCTATAAGGGTTTCGACCTCAGTTTGACCGACTGAGGTAGAACTGAGAAACTGAGGTTACTTTTAGCTACCTTTTTAGTGTAGAATACAGCTATAACCTATAAAAAAGGAGAGAAGATGGGAGTCAAGAATCAAAAAGGGCCGCCAGGATCCAACAACCCGTCAGGAAAAAACGTTAGACACCTAACTGACAAACAGAAACGCTTTGCCAGAGAGCTTGTTTATAATGATGGCAGTAAAACCAAAACCCAATGTGCTATTGACGCTGGATACTCTAAAACTAGGGCCGGTGTGTCCGGTGCTGAACTAACTAATCCTCGTAAGTATCCTTTGGTGGTTAGACGTATTCAGGAACTAGAAAAAGAGCTACAGCAGAAGTTTGATGTCACTTTTGATCGACACATAAGAAAACTTAGTGAGATACGTGATGAAGCAATGAAGAAAGGCAACCTGACAGCAGCAGTATCCGCAGAAGTGCAACGTGGGCGTGCGGCTGGATTGTATGTCGAACGAAAAGAAATAAGAACGGGAACGCTTGAATCCTTAAGCGAGAAAGAAATTAAGGAAAAGATAGATGGCTTGCTCGCTGACTATAAACCTTTACTTGAAGCCGAAGAAGCGGTGTTTGAGGAAGCGGAATGATGCTTACCCCTTTGCTTTCGCTACTTTTTTAGCATAGTCCTTAAACTCAGGGGTCATGCCCGTTGCTTCAGGCACAGGTTTTGAGGTGTCGTATTCGTTCCACTCAAAAGTTAGGCCCAAAGAGTCTTCTAGTTTGTTGGCGATCCTT